CGGTCGAATTCTTGATTTCCAGCAGCTGATCCTTCATCGTGACAAGATCCTCAAACGCCAAGGAGCTGCCGTCAGAGAACTCAGCTTTCTTAACACCATAGTTAGGGTAAAGAAGACTATAGTCCAGCACGACCTGATCCCCTTCTATGCCGTCGGTGATTATTAGACTATTGCCGGATGGAGTGGTTGTAACCGTCAATGACGCCGCCGTGATACCGATGCCGAACTTCAGAATAGGTACCTCACCGGCGGCATATGCGTTATCTATCTCTAGGTAGCCATAACCAGCCTTGTAGATAAAGGTGTCATTGCCACCGCCACCGTGGATCACATCCTGGCCGCCCTTGCCATCAAAGGTCTGGGCGCGAGCGGATCCGTTCAGCGTGTCATTCCCAAAGGTCCCGGTCGAATTCTTGATCTCCAGCAACTGATCCTTCATCGTGACAAGGTCCTCAAACGCCAAGGAGCTGCCGTCAGAGAACTGGACCTTTTTTACTCCATAGTTAGAGTTAAGAAGGCTATAGTCCAGCACGACCTGATCCCCTTCTATGCCGTCGGTGATTATCAGACTATTGCCGGATGGGGTGGTTGTAACCGTCAATGACGCCGCCGTGATACCGGTGCCGAACTTCAGAATAGGTACCTCCCCGGCGGCATATGCGTTATCTATCTCCAGGTAGCCATAACCAGCATTGTAGATAAAGGTGTCATTGCCACCGCCACCGTGGATCACATCCTGGCCGCCCTTGCCGTCAAAGGTCTGAGCGCGAGCCGATCCGTTCAGCGTGTCATTCCCAAGGGTCCCGGTCGAATTCTTGAGCTCCAGTAACTGATCCTTCATCTCGACCAGATCCTCAAATGCCAAAGAGCTGCCGTCAGAGAACTGGACCTTTTTTACACCATAGTTAGAGTTAAGAAGGCTATAGTCCAATACGATCTGATCCCCTTCGATGCCGTCGGTGATTATTAGACTATTGCCGGATGGAGTGGTTGTAACCGTCAATGACGCACCCGTGATACCGGGGCCAAACTTAAGTATCGGAACATCACCCACCAAATAAGAGTTGTCAATCTCTAAATAACCATAACCACCATTATAAATAAATACATCATTTCCACCATCGCCTTTAACTGTATCACCACCACCACCACCATCAAAAACTACATCTTTATTGCCACTTGAAATAAGCTCGCTCTTTGCGCTACCAAAAACCCATTGATCAGCTGTTGCAACGAGAAAGTCAAAGCCATTACCATCACGACTTCCTGCAGACCTGAAACCATCCACAAGTAACTCTCCTGATCTGCCAGACGCTCCAAGCGCATGATAGAGTACAGTTAAAAAGTCATACGCTTCATCTGGATTTTTCTCATATATTTTTTGTACCTCCGATACTGCCGAGTCTACATTAAACGCGGCACCATCAACGCCAAAGCCCACCGAAACATCAGAAATTATTTTCAAGTAATCTTTTTTCTGAAGTATTAGCGCATCCGCAACATAACTCTTTAACGAAGAGTACATCTCCTCTAGCACAACAGCTGAGTTCAAAGCAGGATTATTTGTTGAAGCGTTATCTCCATACTTTTGAAAGAATTTTTCACCTAGAAAAAACTCTATAGAGCTTAATTTTCTAGCATCAAAAAAACCTCCACGACTGCCAGGATCTATGTTTGCACTTCCTGTCCATGAAAAAACAATATCATCAACAACCGACATACTGCCAGAGGTAGTAGAATCACTGTAAAACTTATCGACTAATAGCGCAAGACCACCACTAGAATCCAGCGCCATAGCTTGATGCAAGTCATGCGCAAAACCAAGGCCTTTAACGTTCGGAAGCCCTGCTATGTACTCATTAATAATAACGGGATCTTTCTCTACCGAATCCACAAAATTAGTAGCAAACCAAACATCATCTATAGCCAAAACCGAACCGTCAACCTTAGTATAACTACCCAGTTGCCTATGATCATTACCACCAGCATCTAAATTAGAAGAAACCTTATAATCAACATTTATACTCGCAACACCTACATCATACAATTTGTGGATTTCAGAAGCCTCAGAAATACCGTTAGAATTTGAGTCTATCCAGACACCAACCTTACTAAACAAACTGTCACTTGAACTGAAAACCCCATCGCCATTTGAGTCTAATTCTTTTAAGGCCTCAAATCCATTTGAAGCTCTGGCCCCGCCGACCAAAACCATTTGGTCACCGAAAAGCTCTTTACCATTATCGATTACTCCATTTTCATTCCTATCCCAAACCAATAGACCATCAGCTCCGGCAATCCATCCTGTCGCTTCGGCACGATTATCTGCGTTATGGTCGAAATGAGTACCTGAAGATACTGAAGTAGTGCTTACTCCATCTCCGTTCAGATCCAAGATTAAAGGCGAAGATGTATCTGAGGCACCATCAAACTTTTCTTGCAGCCCCTGGTAAAAGCCTTGAAACTTACTTCCAAGATCCTCAGCAATTTTACTTAAAAACTCTCCAGCATCTGATACTTGCTTTACTACTTGATCATACGCATCGCCTAAGGCCTTAGAAATATCATCCTGAAAGTAGTCCAAGGCTTTACCAATTGCCGCTAGGGACAACCCCAGACCTAGCGCCAACGGACCAAACGTAGCCCCGCCTATACCTGCAAGAACAACTCCAGTACCTAGAGTTGCCATAACAGCAAAACTTGATGCAATTCCTATTATGCCAGATGCCAACCCTAAAATTTGACTTGGCTGAATATTTCCTGACTCAGCAGCCTCGCCAAGCACCGCCACAGCGGTGGACGCTTGCCCAAGAGTTGCGGGCACACCCAAAATCGGATGCTTTGTAAGAAGTGAAACCACAGCTTTAGTCCCTGTCGCGGCTAAAGCTAACGTTTGCACATCAGTCATAGACGCGATGTTTTCGGAAGTACTTTTATATGTTGACTCAAGGGCATCATATACCGCCTGAGCGTCATCAACGCCCTTGCCGAACATGAAAGGATCAACAGTAATATTAACGTTTTGTTCTGATGCCATATCAACACTCCCTATAATAATTTTTTAACTTTTTCGCGCAACATATATCATCACAAGCAGCCCAACACCAACAACTACAAGAAAAAACTTCAGCACATAAAAACCCACGCCAAGGGGTTCCCCCTTTGACTCTTTTTCATTTTCATGCAACTGCATCAACAACCCCACCCCCACAAGAAGCGCGAGAAATATCGCCATCACATTACCGCCTCACATTAGTTTTCTTAAAAGCAACTATCAAACTGCAATCAGCCTAAAACATTTCCAAATACCAAGCCATAAAACAAGAAGCTACAGAGCTCGCACCTAAAGCGCAGCAGCCCGAGAACATCAAAGGTTTTTTTGACATTCAATATTTCGGAAAGCATATTACTTACAGAGACAAAAAGTAAATGGCACTACCTATAGATTTTGGTCATATTTTCTTTTTAGTAGCATTTGAGCGTCCGGAGCTGAACGAGCCTTTTGGTAGCTCTGGCTCATCATTTGCCGACGCATAGCAAAATCTGGATGAGTGACACGCTTCCCTTCTTTAGCGTCCTCTTTCCCTAAAGCGTATTGAACTGATCCAGTACCCCACGTTAGCCTCTCCGCAGCGACCGGCTGCGAAGCCATGAAAAGATCACCCATGAATTCGCCTAGCTGACGAATGTGAAGCGACAACAACTCCACCACTGCTTGAGGGGTTACCAGTATTGCATAGAGTATAAAAATCAATAAAAACATTGGCTTAACAGTTTCGCGAACACACTCAAATCCCAAAAACTCGCACAGTGGTACAGCTTGGTATGAGCCTAGAACTCAGCCTACGGCTTCCTGCCGATCACAACTACGCCTTAAACTGTAATGGCCAAGTAATACCTGATACCCACTTCTACACCGTTGGTCAGAACAAACCACCTAAAGCTTTCGGCTCCCAATTCATGATAACTAGTTCGCCTACCACATCGGTCCGTCCCCGCCGCTGGTTTGAGGAGGTGTACCTAATGTCAACCGTTTCAAAATGGAAGCCTTCAAACACCCGCCGTATGTCAGGGTGATCGTTGATGCTCACCATCACCTTCCCCTTACACCGCCGCATGAACTCAGCCATCCGCTCATAGTTCTCAAACGGAAAATCCACACCATACCCAGCCGTCTGCCAGTACGGCGGGTCCATGTAGTGGAACGTGTGGGGCCGGTCGTAGCGCTCGGCACATTCGAGCCACGGCAGATTCTCCACGTACGTACCTGACAACCGCTGCCAGGCCGCAGAAAGATTCTCCTCGATCCTCAGCAGGTTGATAGCTGGTCCCGTCGTTGCGGTCCCGAACGTCTGGCCGCTGACCTTGCCTGCGAAGGCATGGTGCTGCAGGTAGAAGAACCGGGCGGCGCGCTGGATGTCGGTGAGGGTTTCGGGGCGGGTCATCTTCTGCCACTCAAACACCTGGCGCGAGCTGAGTGCCCATTTGAACTGGCGGACGAATTCTTCAAGGTGGTTTTGGACGACGCGATACAGCGTCACCAGATCTCCGTTGATGTCGTTCAAGACTTCAACGGGAGCGGCTTGGGGGCGCATGAAGTAGAGGGCCGCACCGCCAGCGAACACTTCGACGTAGCATTCATGGGGTGGGAAAAGCGGGATGAGGCGGTCGGCCAGGCGGCGTTTGCCGCCCATCCAAGGGACGATGGGTGTGGACATAAATAGCAAGACCTTTACTGTATATATAAACAGGTGCTAGGCTCGCTCCGCTTTGTGCACGAAGCGGGAGCCTTGGCTGGACTTGCAGGGGTAATCTGCGGGAACAGTGACCAGTCGCGATGTTGGCGCATCTCGACTGGTCGCTCTTTTTCAATCTGCTGCGTTATCTCTTCAGCTCAATCAGACCAGTACCTTCAGGGCCCGCTCGTAAAGCGCCTGACGGTCGGCAAGGCCATTTGTGCCACCGTTGATCCGCTTGGTAATTGTCAGTAAGTCGCCTCTATCTGCGAAGGTATTAAGCCCAGCACGGTGCCAGAACCAAGCAGCTGACATGGCGGCATGCTCCGGACGCTCGAGGAGTTCAGGTTGCTGTAGCAGATCCAGGCCCAATGCCTCGCCGCACTCCGCGTAGTTCGCCCGCCCGGTAATTTGAATAAGCCCCCTGCCCCGATATAGCTGACCGTCTCCGTCGTCCTCTGGCGTGTTGCCCAGGCGTTCGGCGAGCCGCCCTTTATCGTATTTTTCGAGGTAGGCGTCACTGCCTAATTCCCGCACGTAGCGAAGCTGGCCAGACTCATGGCCCACCTGCGCCAAGAAGGCTGCGATACGCAGCTTCGTGACAATGGCGTACTTGCTCATCGCAACGTTTAAGACAGGAACAAAAACGCCAGCTCGGGAGCTGGCGTTGGGGAGGATCTGCAGCAACTGCTGCACAGTAATCGACATTCAGATATCTCCTGAGTAAAGGTGATTTGTGATGGGAGTAGTGGTCAGAGCTGCACGACCTTGACTGGTTTTTTCGCTTTCTTTTTGCCTTTGGCTTTTGCCTTGCCCTTGTTGCCACCATTGCACTCGGCCGTGGTGGACCAGCCAGCTTGGGTAAATACCTGTTCGACCGAATCGGTCAGGTACTCGCCATCAAGCCCCTCCTTGAACCCCTGCACGCTGATCATGCGCTCCGCGAAAAGGTCAGTACGCCCGACCATTTCAAGACGGATGCCTGCAGTGCTGCGATTGAAAGCAGCAAGACGCGCTTTCGCGGCCTGCTCCGCTGCAGTTTTGTTGGGGTAGATATGCCGGTCGGTATGAACAGGCGGGAGACCGTCCGGGGCCGTATCGTTGTTGAGGCTCACGATCTGGAGCTTCCCGGTCTTCTTGTCCTGATGCTTCGTCGACACGGCTTTGTGTGTCGAACGATCACCCAGTCTGAACTGCCATCGGCTGACGTCTTGGCGCGTGATGGCCAGAACGCCAAACGCTTTCCCGGACGCGCTGACTCCGTTTTGCCTGGGCATAACGAGCAATTTGCCGTCGGCGACCTTGGCAGTGCAGTCGTACTTTTTTGCCAGCCGTGTGATGAAGTGGTAATCCGACTCGTTGAGCTGGTCAGCCCGTGGGACCTTTGTCGCTACGTTGCAGGCTGAGGCCCAGCCATTGCGTGCGGCAATGTCGCTGACAATCTTGGACAACGGCACATCCTCCCAGCTACCGCTGCGCGTGGTCTTACCACTTCCACGCATGCTGCTGGCCTTGCCTTTGATGACCATCGTGTCGGGAGGACCAGACACCTCGATCTCATCAATGGTGTACAGACCGATCTTGGTGAGCTTCTGGCCGTCATAGCCCAGATAAACCTCAACATCGACCCCCCTCGATGGCAACGCCACTGCACCGTCGCGATCATCAATGCGCAGCTCGAATTCATCTGAGTCCATGTCGGGCTTGTCAGTGGTACGCAGCTGGATCAATCGGTCGTTGATGAGCGCCGTAATGTCGGTGCCGTCGGCAACGATCCGGAAAGTGGGTTTCATGCGCAGATACCAAAAGAAAGCCCCGCACTAGACGGGCTGGGCAAAAGGAAAGGTTCGTTACGCGTAACACCGAGGTCAGCCCCAGAGCATTACAGTTTCGTCGGAGGATGCGGGAAGGTCTGGCAGAGTGATGATCAGCCCCACCCGAAAGGGTTGAGCCTCATCAGCCAGGCCCTGATTGGCATCAAGCACGGCCTCCACAGAGCCGTTTAAGTGGCCGTAATGGTTGAAACAAAGGGTATCGAGGATATCCCCGTCAGACGTTCTGCATATCGTCGCCATAGCGTGTGAACTCCAGCGTGAACGCCTGCTTGCGAGGGATACCCCCTTGCATCAGAGCGCTCTGGTCTTCCTGAATTTTCTTCAAGCACCAGTTACCCAGCACTGCCCCATACCCTGTGGTCAGCGCCAGAGGCACGCCCAGACCTGCGATGCCACGCAAAGTATCGAGCTGTTTGATCCCGCCTTTGACGTTGGGGAAAACCGCCCCCTTGAGCGTCAGTGACTCATCACCCATACCGATGTTCTGCTGTGCCGGTCGACGCGTGAGACGCTCTTGCGATGCCCAGCGGAACTCACTGGAACGGCTCAGTTCGTCGAACGCAGCGGTGTCCAGATTGAAGTAGTACGGCTCGGCTTTCGCGCTCAGCGGCTGCAAGATCAGCAGATGCTCAAACGGTTTGACCGCTTCGACAGCCGGGGTTTTCTGCGCGGCAAATGACGAACTGGGCACCACGTTGGCCAGCGCGGGACTGATACTGCCAGCCACCTTGTTGATGGCGGTCCCGGCCTTTGCTGCCTGCTCTTTGAGCACTCCCAAGCGCTCGTCAATCTGCGTCGCCGCCCTTGATGCACGACTGTATGTCGATACGACAGCCCCGACCTTCGCCTGGGCCGCATTGACACCCCGCATCACGCGTTGAAGCTTGGCCCCGGTTGCGGGGCCTACAATGGGCAGGCCCTCAAGTTCGGCGGTCGCACCACTGATTTCGCTGATCGCGCCATTGACCGGCGAGAGCATGCCGTCCAGATCGCGACGACCTGACTCACCTGCCGCCACCAGGTACTTCATACCCGACTGCAGTTGTTCCATATAAGCCATATATCCCCCTACTCGACGTGCGGAGCATCAAACAGATTCGACCGTTGCGACTGCTGCGCCGAGTCGCGCATAGCTCGCTGAATCATCGGCTCCAGATCTCGCATCAGCTGCTGCGGATCTTTCACATCACCTTGAACGGTCAGTGTTATTGGGGCATTTATCGAAACCTGCTGTTCGTACTTGGGTGTCGGCATCTTGGGTGCTTCGGGCTTGATGACAATCGGCGCGGCAGGACTCACTGCAGGCTTTTCCGTCATGGCCCGCCCTACATCCCCCATCACCGGCCCGGTAGGAGCCAGCGCTGGAGCTGGCCCTCGAGCCATCAGCGGCACCCGGTCGTTGTCGAAAGCCTTGGCCGTCGCACCCAGCGTGGGTACTACCGGGCCGGGCAGCGCGACCGGAACCGAAGGCGCAGCCAGCAGCGACACCGGCTTGTTCTCTTTCTCCGGCGTGCCAAACAGCTCTTTGCCCAACAAGCCGCCGACCTCACCGCCGCCCCAAGACCCCAGGGCACCGCCAATGGCCGCGCCTATCGCCGTGCCCACGACCGGCAAAATCATCGTGCCAATCGCCGCACCGGCCGCAGCACCACCCCAGCCGCCCAGCGCGGAGCCCGCAACTTCGGTAGCCCCTTCCAGTTTTTTCTCGATAGGGTCATCCGACTGATACAGCTCGACCGCTTTCAGGCCAGCGCTGATTACCGCTTCGCCAGGCAAAACCTTGGCCTTGCCTGCCATCTTGCCCAGCAAAGGCATAATGCTTCGTTCAGCAGCCGCAGGAAGCGGCGGCACAGGGATGGGCATACGTGAGGCCGGACGAATACGAGGAGCATCGGTCGGACGCGGTGGCACCGGGCGAATACGCGATTCACCGGCCAGGCTTGGCGGTACCGGGCGGATGCGCGGCTCACCGGGCGGGCTTGGTAGTATCGGACGGATGCGCGGCTCACCGACCGGACGCGGCGGAACAGGCCTGTTACGCGGTTCACCAGTTGGACGCGGTGAAACGACGGGCGCACGAGACCCAGCGCCTGCACGACGACGTGCGCGGGCGGATCGCCGTCCTCTAC